ACGCTTCCTCGCTAGGAATGCCAGTGGCAACTATACCGCTAGACCCGCCTAAAGATGCAAACGGATCGCCGCTAAATGGAGAGCCGCCAAACATTAGTTATAACCCCAAGCCGTTTTCCGCTAGACCGCCAGCGATGCCAAGGTTGCTGTATGTTGAGGCCATTTTAGAGTCCTAATGCTTAAGTTTTATTTAGCTTCTAGTGCGGCTATGCGGTCTGTCAGAGCAAGTATGAGGGCTTGTTGCTCTTGGATACACTTTATAAGACGAGCATCGTTCTTGTTCATGTCGGAAAGCGTAAGCATCCCATCAGTGCCTTCGCCAACTAAATCAGGATAAATTCCCTGAACTTCTTGTGCAATGAAACCTAATTGATGACCTTCTCCATTTTCATATCCAATGTAGTCAAACTCAACCGGACGTAAGGCCATTATGTTGGCAAGTTGAGATGGCAAATCAACAATGTTTTCCTTTAAGCGTCTGTCAGAATAGGACGTAAATGTTGCGGCAGATACTCCGTTTGCCGTGATACTTCCAGTTGCAGTTGAATTATTATTGCAAAAAAATCTTGCATAGACTTGTGCTGTGGTTGTAGTAGCCGACCCTTTTGAAAAATCAATACATGGTGAAGAGTCAGTAGACCCGCCGGATGGTGTAAGTCTAGCATCAGCATTTCCAGTTGTAGTCCCCACCAGCACATTGCCGCTGGCGTCGATACGCATACGTTCTGATGCATTTGTATAAAAAGTCTGAACAGATGCTGCGGGGACTGCTGAATGTCTAAATTCAGTTGCGGATGCTGTTATTGTTGCGTAGTTCGTGGTTCCATTATTGGCATAAAAATACATAGCCCCCAAGTTGTCTGATGAGCGCCCGTTAATAACCACGCCCAAAGAATTAGAGGCGGCAGTGACCACCAGAGTTGAGCCAAGAGTTGTTATGCCCGTCGCACTCAGCGTCGTAAACGCACCCGCAGCAGGAGTCGTAGCGCCTACGGTGCCGTTCATCACCGCACCAGTCAGCGTCTTGTTCGTCAGCGTCTGGGTATCCGTCGTGCCAACCACAGCACCCGCAGGGTTGCCTACCCCACCCGCAGGGAATGTAACGCCAGCAGTGCCGTCTACTATGGTTGCCATTATCTTTTTCCTTCTGCAAACACATTAACAAACACTGTGCCGTCTTCCAACGCTTCAATCTCATGCCACTCCCCAGCGGTTAGATTCACAGGCTGAGTGTCTTTGGTCATTACCAGTTCCCGCCCTTCTTTACGGACAATACAACTTCCAGCATGACAACAGGTTGCGTGTGCATAAATATGGGTGTGTTGCGGTAGACCCTCACCCTTATTGGCGTGAAAGATGTTTAGCGTTGCGCCATCGTAGGTGAAATTGTGACGGGGAGGAACAGCGGTAATCATAGTGTCTGTATACCTTCAACAACAGGCTGGTCGGCTGCTGGGGTTATTACCGGTGCAACATACTCACCAACTGGGCCAAACTCACCAGCACTACACCTGATAAAAATCTCATAGGCGTAATCCGTATCGTTTAGCGATGAGGTAAAAGGCACCTCACCCAGAGTTTCAAACGTAACAAAACAATCAAGGAGAGTTTTTTCCGCGTTAGCCCAGACAGGATTTCTAACTTGTGTGTAAATCATTATGAAATCCTTTGAAATAGAAAGCAGCGAGAAGAATCGTTATTACCGCTCCACCACGATGTCATGCTGGAATCGTTATAATACGAATTGCCGTTACTACCGTTTATAGTTGCCCCAACGCATCTCCATGTCCCAGAAAATCCAAATGATCCATAAAACGCAGCACAACATGCACCTAAATATATACCACCTAGCGCAGAACCCGAATAATTTGTATTTCTAGATGGTGAAGCGGAAGTATTTGTAATTCTTGCACATACATAAGTCCCAACACCACCAGACGAAACAATTTGATTAACAGTAACTGCACCCGTAGCACCAGAAACGGTAATGCCTGTTCCAGCGACTAGGGAAGTAACACCACCTGACGGGGCTACAACAGCAGTTCCATCAGCCTTGATAATATTTCCGTGAACAATACCAGACAAATCTTTGCTGTAGAGAACCATGTCACCAGCAGCAAGAGTGACGCTTGCAGCAGCAGAGTTGAGCTTGTTTGTAGTAGCGTTATACGTAAGAGGCAGAGCGCCATCAGCTACGACCAAGACTTGCTGACCAGTGGTCATAGTCACTGCACTGATTGCTGTAGTGCCAGTGATACGACATCCGTTACCGGTAGCGGTGCTAAGGTCTATGGTTGCAGCAGAGGCTATGTTCGCGCCAGCGGATTGAATGAGTTGACCCGTAACCGTTGCACCAGTAGACGCAATAGACAATACCGTAGTCGTTCCAGACAAAAGGTTCAGGTTGCCCGTTGCGTCTGCGGTGGTTACAACGCCACCGGTTCCGGTTGTAATTGCTGCTATGGTTGAGGCCATATTAGAGTCCTAATGCTTGTTTAAGTGCCGCAAGGTCAGCAGGGCTTGCAAGAATTTGTTCGACTAGCGTAGGTGCGGGGGTCGGTTCTGGCACAGGGTCTGCTGCTTCAATCAGCGTTCCTTCTGGCAAGACAGAAACTAGGCAAGACTCCATGCCGCCGTTTTCAAGAGTGCGGCAAGCAACAAGGTTATCTTCGTCAGTGAATTTCCAGTTCATAACTCCACTCCGGTAAATAGAATTTGTCCCGCCGATGGCGCGTAAACGAACGCCATCTGATTAGATGTATACGGTGTGCCGGTTCCAGTTACGCGAATAAGACAGGATTCCGTGTGTAAAATATTACCTATTATCACCGCCGTTGCAACGGAAGTCGTGCCTGCTGGAGTCGCTAGAGTAAAACTTGCGGCGCTAGATACACTAATTCCTGTCGGAACAATTCTGGATGGAACATCAAATTTATATAAAATGTCACCGATAGAGGTATTAACAAATCCACCAATCCCAACCAAATTGTTGGCCCCAGAAACAAAATTAAACGCTGGCAAATATCGCTGACACAAAGACAACTCAGTACCATAAGGTCTGTAATCAAAACTTGTTGCTGTTGAGCCTTTTTCTAGCTGAACTCCTGTAAGATATAGCGTTGCTCCCGAGGTTGCAACTAATTGCGTAGAACCTGATGTTGCTCTTTTATTACCAGCTTGCCAAGAGCCAGCAGTTTGGTTGTATGTGCTTCCTGACCCTAAATCCCAACCAACATAACTACCTACCCCATTAGTTGTTAACCATGTTCCGACAGTTGGTGCAACAATAGTAATTGTTTTATATTCAAAAGTATCAGCGACACTTATTGTGTAATTTGCAACATAGCTATACGCAGAACCATTATTTAATAAAAATACACTATATGTTCCTATAACACTTGCTCTTGCCCAAAAAGATAAAGTTACAGTTTTAGCGTTAGCTGTTCCCCAACCTAAATCAGCAGTATTGTAACCTTCAATTTTTTGTGCAAAATAATATTGGTCTGATGAACCCACTACAGTTGCGGCAGAAGAAGTAATAACAACAGAATTTACAAACCCAGCAGGTGCAGTAGAAGATTGTTGCATTGTAAATTTAGAAGCTATATTTCCGTAACTTAAAAATCTATCTAATGAATACCCCTCAGAAGTTGTTTGAGTAACACTAGCACCAGCATTACGCTGGTCAATCACCATCGCACCATTAATAATGCGATTTTTAAATTCGTCGTAATTTATTCCAGTGCAGCTTGTTAGAATGCCGCTTGCTGGTGTGCCAAGTACGGGAGCAGTCAACGTCTTATTCGTCAGCGTGTCTGTCGTAGCCTTGCCTACCAGAGTGTCGGTAGCAACAGGCATTGTAAGAACGCTAGACCCAGAGACAGCGGGGGCTGCTAAGGTTATAGAACCGCTGGTGTCTCCAGCAATAATGACTTGGCTCATAGCACTAACCACCTTTGTCCAGAAGAGACAGTAACAGCATACCCACTACCAACAGTCACCGGCCCCACAGAAAAACCGTTTACACCAGTAGCTATTGTGTAATTGGCTGAGACTGTCGTGTTGTTTAAGACGATGCCCTGACTGCCACCGGTATAAGCGGAATACTCAGATGGGTAGGTAACAAATACGTCTTTGGTTCCGGCGCTAAAGTTAACCGCTGAACCAGAGTTTGACGAAGAAAGAACCGTTGTCCGCGCAAGCGTGGTGCCAGATGAAGCGTAGGTTCCAACCCCAACTTCCCATTCGGCAGTGCCTTGACCCGCTATACAGTAATAAGTGGTGTTGGTATTACCAATGACTGAGAAGTTCTGAAACCCGGTAGGGGCGGTGCCGGATAGCGTAATCGTGCCTGTCCCGGTTGTGGTGGTAGAGTCTTTGACCCGATCTGCAATAACAAGAGCCATGCTGCCGTCCTCTTGAAGTAAGAGATTAGGTTATAGTTTAAATATTTTGTTTGCGCCGTTATCCCACGCTAGACTTACAACTTGCGAAGCCGCCGGAGTAAACGGCAGGCCGGTAGCAGTATCAATGTAGGCAATTACTCGTGCAGTTGCATCGGAGCCGGTGTGTTGAAAGATTACCAGCGAACTACAAGCAACAGCGGACGTAGCAGTAAGCGTGCTGTCAGAGGCGTCAAAAACACCGCTTGTAATAGTTTTGCCTGTTAGCGCTGCGCTACGACCATTGTCGTACGCTGTGAGGCTAGACATATACTGATGCGCTGCGGAAAACGTGTAGGTAGACTTTACTAACATTACACGTATATCGCCAGTAGACTCAACAATAGAGCCATCCAAGTGACCTTCGCGGCCGGGGTCATACAGTGCGTTTGCCATTGGGCATCCTTATGCAAAGGGGGACATTTTGATAAAAGCTTCTTTATTAATACGCGATTGTGTTAAACGTGCCTTTACATCCATCACAATGGAGCTCATTTGATTGTACGCAAATTGAGCTTCTTGCGGATTATGCCATGGGGTATTTGGCATAGAGAACAAATAGTGCTTTGCAAAGGCTACAACACCCTCAAGATAAAAATCAGCCAACCGACTGTCAAATACAACTGCGGTCTGTGTTGGACTTATAACGCACTTGGCTATCAAAGTCTCAGAGTCAGAAGGAGTTGGGTACAACCTAATTTTTGCCGGAAGATCAGTCGTCAATGTAAACGCGTACGGAGCCTGCGAACGATTAGCAGAAGCGTCAATATCCTCTAGCGACACGGGAGTTAGGTACGCAGCAGCGGCACCGGTTCCAGTAAATAAACGACGACAAGACATAACCGCTAAAATCTCCGTGCCGGTGTCAAGTGTAGGTATAGCATCCGCTATAGTAGCTACTACCGGAACAGAAATATCGTAAAAAAGACAGTGTGATTTTCTAACAAATTCGCGACACGCACGACCTATGGCATGGTCCAATACCGGGGCGGGCAAATCTGGAATCGACAATGATACCAGCGGATAAAATGCACTCGCAGTAACAGTCATATGCAGCCCTAAAAAAAGCAAAAAAGCAGGGGCCGTGTGGCCCCTGCCCTGCTACAACAGCTACGCTGCCAATGCGCCGGTAACCCAAGTCAGGCCATCTGTACCAACCTGATAAAAGATTGCGCCCTTGGCGTTAGTAACACTGACCGAACCAGTAGTAGCCGTACCGCCGTTGATGGTTGCGCCAGTGTTTGGAAACACAGCACAAGCTGCGACACCGTTGTTACGAACAATTACTTCACTACCTTGCGGTTGAACAGCGGCAAGAATTACGCTGTCAGCTGCGGTAGCGCACGTAGACACTACATTAATCCTGCCAGTAAGCAGAGTAGCACTAGTAGCGCCGCCGGTAGCAAAAGCAGTAAGACCAGTAGCAGCGGTGTTGTTTTGTACCTGAATGCCGGAACTTGCCATGATGTATTTCTCCTAAATTAGGTGGGCGGAGGGAAGCGGTTGCCCCCCTCCTAGGTATTACTTGACGACGCCAATGGTCAGCGCTTCCGGTTTTATGACTTTACGGCCATAAACCGACAGACCACGAACAAAGTCACCAAAGTCGGCCGGATTACGGACTTGTTCAGTTTTATTGATCTGGCTGGCAAACGAAATACCATCGTTGTGACCCGCAATAATCATGCGGCGCGCATCGGTCGAAGACTCCGTACCACCCGTTGACGTTGCGGAAGTACCGGAAACCCACCCTTTGTTAGCCGCAGCTTTTGGCAGCATGTTGCTAACATAGATAGTAAAGCGGTCAATCATGCCGACCTTGCCAGTGCGAACAATAGAACTTGTGTCACCGGTAAAGTAAGCTTGCGCAAGGTTGGTATTCATCAGGATTTGACGATCATACGGCGACATTAGCATCCAGCGACCATCATTCGGCACGTTTTGCTCGTCAAGGACGGCAGCCATGTTGAGAATAAGGGTCAGCATTTTGCTTGAAGTGGTCGTAACATCAATTGCCGTACCATCAACACCAAGGTTAAACAGGCTTGATTGAACACCAGCCGTAGCACCTTGGTTTGCAGCAGCGCAACCGCGTTTGTTTGATGCCGTGCTTGACGCGGTATTCACGTCCGTCGAGCTAGTATTGCCGTCGGTCGTGCAAAACATCGAGTAGTAAACTTCGTTTGCAATGGAGATTTTCAGCTGTTTTGCTGCATCTTCCATGTACATGTTCAACAGACCCAAATCAGATTGCGCTTCTTGAATGTCGTTGACTTGGAAGGCAAACGATTTTGCTTTTTCAATCAGCATATCCTGATAGACAGGCGTCGGGACTTCGTACTGAAGGCTGGAGCCAATCGAATAGTCACTGATGGTCAGGGTCGGCACGGTACGAATGCGCACGGTGTCGCCTTGATTTTTGATCTCACCTTCGTATTTGGTGTTGGTGATTTCCGTCAACTGATTGTCAACATAGTACTTAGCATTGAGTTTTTTGGACCAAAGTTGCGGGTTAAACGCCGCAGCCATTGTCGGACTGGTCAAAAACGGTGCGCCGGGGGCGAGTACAGCCATGATAATTCTCCTGAGTGGATAAAGTTGGTTGTTAACTTAGCCAATACCTACTACAGGAGTACTACAAAGGATTTACCCTCGTACGCGCCCTTGCATGTAGGCTTCGCTTAGTTCAGTTTCTAGCTTGGATGCTTCATCGTATTTCTTCGCCACATTCATGTCGCGCACCCTATTAAAAAGGTACCCCATCTCCGCTTCCGTATAAATACGATTGCTGTTAGATGGTTCGATTGCTGCCTGCGAATTGGTACGAGTAGGCGTGATTTGACGTTCGAGTTCGGCTTGGCGTTCTTGACGTTGTTTATTCTGAGATTGCGGTAAAACATTGTTTTCTTTAAAGAAATTAACAACTTTCTTTAACTTAGCAATATCTCCGCTACCATAAACATTCTCAGCAAAAACACGGCGAGGCTCGTTAGTGTACGGATCTGACTCATCCAACCACGCAATCCACTTTGGATCGGTATTTAAAGTTGAAAAGTCAGGTATTTCTACTGCCAGCTTCTGTTCAAAGGACATTTGCCCTACCGAACCTTCTGCTTTGGCAACAGCATCCCGCAATTTTGCAAGTTCCTCGTCACGTTTTTTGAGTTCCGTGCGCAGCGGGGCCAATTCTTCACGAGCCACACGACGCTGAACGTCAATAAGTTCCTGTCCATATTCCTCGACATCTTTATCCGAAACCAGCCGCGCTTCAACAGGATCTACAGTTTCCACTGGGGTCGTAGTTTGAGGCTGTTGCATGGAGTAAACCTGAGCAGATAGCGCTTTGATTTGTCCATACAAATTTGGTACTTCAGCATCAAATTTGCCTTTAAGAGACAAGTACTTAGTTTCCCAAGTCTCTTCGGTAACTGCAGGTGCTGCGGGCACTTCGGTATTCGGGGCGACTGATTCTTCCCCTTGGTGTGCTACGGGATTTGTCGTTTCGGTATCCCCAGTAACGGGGGTCGCCAACGACTTTTCATATGCCTCAATTTCATCAAGGTCGCGTTGCACTTGCTTGGGTAAAACCATGTCAAATCTCCTTTAGCGCCAACTCCACTTTGGCTCCGACTTTACGGTCAGCCTAGGGTGTAATGGTCTGCTCAGTTGAGGGAACTACACATTTGATTCAAGTTTTTCTATTGTAGAAGCTGCTGAATCGACAGCCTCTAAAAATTCTTGTAGTAACTGCGCACGTCCTTGCAGCTGGGCGAACTTATCGTCTCCAGCGCGCCGAAGCGCACAGTCAGTATCGTTTGCCAAATTTTTAAAGAACACCAGCAAGGGTTGCATGTCGGGGGACTTCATCCGGTGCAACGCTGCTGCGATGGGTTTATCAATAAGATTAAAACCCTTCATGCGAATACAGTATCAGGCATAAAATAAAGTGTCAACTAATATTAAAAATTTTACTTTTTCTTAGTCATTTTCATGCCCATCATCATGGGCATTCCTTTTTTCATTCCGGCCTTTTTTTGGGCCGTAGGAGCCATTTTCTTGGACTCTTTTGACTTGTACATCGGCATCATTTTAGCCATAAATCACCTCACTTTAAAGTTTAAGTAGAATTGCTACGTCTATCTGTATCCAGCCGTCTTCTTGGCAATACTCTTTGGCTGAGCTACAAATTGTTTACCTGCTGCCTTAACATTTCCAAGCCCTAAGACTTTTGTTTATGCGGCTATCGGGATCGTTAGCTGTTTTAGCCGAAGTTAGTTTAGTTTTCATGCCCGTCATTCTGGCGCAAAACGACTTTTTACGGCTACCACCTTCCGGCTGCGGCGGTTTAAGCCCGGGTTTGCCCGGATTAGCTGCATTATAAGAAGCCCGGCCTTTGGCGTTTAAACCACCTTTAGGATTCTTACCTTCTTTACGCGTCCATGCTTGGCTCATTTTGTTTCCTTTAAATTTACAAGGTGCCAGTCAACACAAGACTGGTGCAACCGACGACCTTCACCATATAAACCAACTAAATCTATTGTCCATTTATCAACAATGTCTTTATTTGGGTTTGCTGGGGGTGTTAGCGCGGCCAACGGCTGTAGACAACCCATCGGCGAAGGCCGTTTGATCTCCATTGGCTTCTTGGACGGCAGCAAGGAGCAGGCCGAAACGCTCAACAGGCCAAGTACAAGACAGAGACGACGGAGTTTTTGCAATGACGACATCAACTTTTCCTCTCAACATGGCAGCCCGGGTTCTAGCCGCAGCTTCAACGGCTGCGACCTTGGCTGCAGCTTGCATATCAATGACGGCGTTCTCATTGTGCTGCTTGAGTGTTGCTTCCATCTCCGTTGCGTATTGCGCTCGGGCGTGATCCTCGGCGGCTTTGCCACCTTTAAGATACGCGCCACCCACGCTGGCAATCCAGAACAGGACTACACCTAATATAACCCATGGGTTAAACATTATGTTACGGGTAAAAGAAACGGTTACCAGAACGGGGGGGAATACACTGTACGTGCGTCCACGTCGGGGTAGCAGTGTCAATTTCAAGCCAGAGACCGAGGCGTTCTAAAACTTCAGGGTTATCTTTGCACCACGCATCAAGCGTGCCGTCAGGGTCAGCTATGTCTACTGCGTGCCCAGTCATGTGTTTTGAACGCGTTGCGCCGCCTACTTTATTATTGATAGCCGCTGGACGCCAGCCGGAGCGCAAACCCCGGTCCTCGCCAAACTCAAGTAACAATTGGTTAGCAAGGCCACAGACAATAGCCGCGTTGGTCTGAATGTCTTCAGTCAACTCTGCCTCATGCCCTTGCAAATGCTGGCCTATATATTCCGCAACGGTAATCATTTTAACCTTAATACCCTTTACGTTTTTTCATACCGCCTTTAACGGCTTTCTTTTCAGACTTTTCACCCATAGCGTACTGCTTGGGAGTAATTTTGCCTGACTTAATAGCTTTGGCTTCTTTCATTTCTTCGCTGTACGATTCTTTGCCTTTAAACAAACTTTTAAAATTTTTCACAGAAATTCCTTTTTAAATTACTTAATATTACCCGGGTTTTCACGTTGAATGCCACCATTGGCTTTTGCTGCATGGTTCATTGCACCAACAGAATTTGTAATCAGCGGTTTTGGCAAGCCATCATTACTGCAATAACCGCCAACGCTGTTGGTAACAATTGAGCTAGGCATGCCATCTTTTCCATGACCGGTACTACCAGAGGCTTTATTCATATTAATCTCCTTAGTTTGAATTGCGTGTAACTGCATTTGCTATAAGACTGCTGTCGCGTCCGCCAGCAGGTGCGGTATTGCCGGGAAGCATTTCTCGCGAACGTACTTTTTTAGTGCCAGTTACGGCACCATTATTGTCTTTTTCAAACTGCACATTCTCGTACTGCGGGTCCATCATGGCTTGTTGTTGCATTTGCTGCGCTTGCTGTGCCTGTTGTTCTGCTTGTTTTTGCTGTTGCATCAAAGTATCTCTTGTCGGAACTAAGTTATCAACATTAAGATCAAGCAAGGTTGCTTGCGCACGCAGCAATTCTGCAATACCAAGCGGGCCAACAATTTGTGCGGCCGTCTGATTTGTTAACACCAACTGCAAGAACTCCGTACGCCGCACGGCAGCACTTTCTTTTGCTACAAGCGACATAGCCCCAGTGGCAATAATATTTATATCGCCAATCAACTCCGGATCTTGGCTGTATCGAAGGTTATATTGGTACAAACGCTGCAGAAGAGGGCTAAGTACGTTTTCATCTATCGACGCAATCACAGACTTGATGCTTTTTGACGCGTTAGAAATCATCATGGACAGGCCAGAAGCCGTACGACCAGCCCCGGGGGTGTTTTCACCTGTCATATAACGCGGAATACCCGAATATTCATCAGCCAAAGTCTGAAACTTCTCAAAAACACCCATTAATTCCTGCGCATTGCTCTGCGGTTGGAAAAAATCAATGGGTTTTGAGTTATCTTGGTAGTCAGAATTTTGAAACTGCCACAGTTTCCACGGATATAGCGACGTAATTGTCTCGCCCGGCGCTATGCGCGAAGTATTTATAGCTACTTGCGGCCCGGAACTGATACCCATGTTGTTTGCCAGAGCGCGAGCAGCAGCATTACACATGGCTTGGCAGTCTTTTATAAGATCAGCCACCCCACTTCCCCAAAAAGCCCCGGGTACTTTTTCGTACGACGCAATATAGTATGGCTTTCGGCCAAGAGGATCGTAGTTTAGAACAGCTTTTATGACTACGGAACCAATCATCCAAACCTCACAGGGGTATGATTTTTGGGGGTCTGTAACCCCATTTACGCCCTTACCCCCATCCCACGCCAAAAGTTTAGATCCTTGCACAGAATCCCAAAGCTGTATTGCATCAACAATGTCTTTTCGCCGCGTTACTTCCGCAGTTGGTTTGTCCGTAACATCGGCAACAGCTTGATCAATGTAAAGCATTTCTGTGAAGTTAGACCCAAAGTCCGCCAAAACAGTGCGAATGGCGGGCTCAGAAAACCCCTCAACTCCAATCATAGCCTCAAGATCTTCTCGCGTGAGTTTGTGCCGCTCAATAAAAAACCCATCGTGCGGAGACGCTGACCACGGCGAAGGGTAAGCGTTAAACGGATCAACACGCTCCCACTCGGGAACAATTTTTTCTACCGGCACCAAACCATTACCTTGCCACTGCAGGGTCTTACGTTTGCGAAGAACCGGTCCCTTAAGAATAGCAGTGGGAAAAGTAACGATGTCGTCAATAAATTCGGAGAGCGCGTGACGGTAATGACCTTCGTCTAGCTGGTCCTCCATCTTAAGTTCCATACGTTCCACGCGCTTGTCAGAAATTTCTTTTAAGTGCCGCATCGCAGCATCGTGCATGCGGTCCACTTCCTGACTAATCTGCTGCGGCGTTGGTGGCTGCCCGGTTGACTGTTCGTACATCTGAATTGCGCCCTCAATCGCTTGCTGCGCCATTTGCTGCACATCGGGCGGAAGGTCAGGTATTGGTGTAGCCGAAATAGCCCACGGCTTGTCAACTCCGGAACCAAGAAGGGTGTCGCGGAGCCAGCTTGACGCACCGCGACACTTGGTAGACGTCAGCATCATAAAAATTTCCGAACCAGATTGTGCACGAATGGCCGCTAATTTTTCCGGATCGTACTCACCATTCCTTTGACGCAGGCAGGATAGGAGCCGGATTTCTGGTTGAAGTTTGGCGTCCTTGGCTACACTCCAGCGCGATTGGCAATGCGCGGCGAGTTCCTGAATTATAGGATTTTGCTGCTGCTTATCGGAAAGCGCCTTGTTTTTAGCCGTTTCGGCTTCAAGGGATGATGCCGACTGCACAGGGACTAGGGACATTAGCGACATGGCGCGTCCTTGAAATTATTTCTTATAATAGCACGGAGTTTAAAAAAGAAAACCCCCCGACACCAGTTTAGTAGTGCGGGGGGTGAGTGCCACATCGTGCGGAGGGAGGAGCGCACTGGGCAGCGGGAGTACAAGCTCAAGTAGAATCTCACGTCCATCCCATTGCGTCAACTGCTTTAATCTCACGTTTGGAAGTTGAATGAAAAAATAACTGCGTAGCCCCGGAAAAGTCTACACCCAACGCAAAATACTGCAGTGCATCATTGTCGTGAGAATATTGGTCTTTCATAGGAGAAGTCTCATATTCCCCTGACTGTTTGCGCTTGTACTTATACCCCCCGTACAGTCCGTGTATAAGGTGCGTGCAGCGAGGGTCAAACAGCAGCATTGCCTTGCCATCAGACTGTTTGGACAGCAGTTTTTCTACCGCAGCAATCCGCTTCTCCGGGTCGTTTGTAGGCGCTCGTACCGACTGCATCCCCTGACGCCGGAATACATCGGCTACCGACTCCTCAGATAACTGGGTCTTTGCCCACCCGGCCGGGTCTCCAATTACAAGTACACGGTTCTTTGGAAACCGGCGGGATATTAACGGCTTGACGTATTCCTCTAAAAACTTTTCTAATCCGATGTTTTCAACATAAAGCGCGTCAAGCACATGAACTGCCCCACGGGGGGTTTTCTGTCCGAAGATGGCAGCTGGCGTACGACCGAAATCCATTCCGATAATGAGAGGATACAGTTCAAACTCCAGCGGTATAAGGGGTTCTTTAGCAACATGGAAATCTTTCACGAAGGTGGATTCATAAACAGGACGCCCAACTAGCGACCGGCCATAGTCCCCATCAACGTGCACACGTACAAAGTCCGGCGTAGAACCATCCATCATGTCCTGATAGTACGTAGCTCCAAGGGCATCAAGGTTCTCCGCGTGCGGCGTCAACCCAC